CCCCATGTTTTTATTTTTTCAGTTATATCGAACCAACTAGTCTCATACCCCCCGGATGAGCCAGTTAAACGCCTTTTGATAGAGGCTCTACGAAACACCTCTGCTTTGTTCTTTTTTGTAATCTGACGGACTATAGTCATTTTTTCTTTCCCTTTGGCTTAGTGGGATCTATGAATTCTTTTGTAATATAGTCATATAAAAAATTAAGGTTAGATATTAAATCATCATAATCAATATTTACCAGTTCATCATCCACAGCACCTGTTAACTGGATGCCTTTTAACGTACCAGTCAAATGGCCAATAATTCGACAACACTTAAGTCTATCTATCATGTCTTTATTCATCGTCCGATTGTCTCCTCAAAATCTATTTCATTGGAATATATATATCGGCTGGGCAGTATTTCCTTGCTCAAATTATGCTTTATCTGGGCGCGTAATTTAGCTCGTTTAATCGAAATTACATTTAGTCTGTGCAACGCAATAAACATCCCTATACCTATAATAAACACAAGGTATAATAATGCATAAATCCAATCTCTCTCTATCCAAAACCTATTAAAAATAATCATTTCATCTCCCTGGGGTTTCCTCAAAATCTATTTGACCAGTAAAACCATTACCTATGATGTTGCTTGTAAACTTCTGGAATGGGAACCCATTAACCCAATTGACTTCGTATGTGTCTCCACCCCAGTCACTTTCGGTTGGTAGTGGGGTGAATTGTAAAGGGTTCCTTGATTTGTATGCTGTCTTAAGTTCTAGCCTGTCTGCGCTTGATACGAATGGTATTTGAATAGATGCCTTGAATTTATCAGCAAGAAAGTATCTAACTGTACCCCCATCCGACATTTTGTGATTAAAACTTGTTTCATTTATTCTAGGGTCATATTGATCTGCAGACGGGTTTTGGGTAAACCGATGATATAGATCTCCAATGTAATAGTCGGCTATGACCTTCTCAGCACTTGCTGTCATCGCTTCATTGGCCCTTAAGTATACTGTACTAACCGTTTGTGAGGATACAACAAAATATTGTGATGTCTCACTATTCCCCGTATAAGCAATGGTGCTGGTACTATATCCCGTTAATGTAAATGTGTTTGTGGTCGTTTCGTCGTAAAAAATGCTGTAGTCTTTTAGGTTGTGATCAACCAGATAAATTCGAGATATTACGGTTGGTGTTGAGAATGTCATAATAATATTGGTGGCCGTTGCCCCACTATAACCATTAGATGCGTATTCAGTATCCCTATTCCCATCGATCATATTAACAACGGTTGTGCTATTGCTATCCACAGTCAATGCGGTTGTGGTGTTTATAAAATTCGCTTTCTTTATTTCCATATTAAACATAGTTCTCTATCCTTAATTTAGCGCAACGCTTTGATTGTTTCTTTTAAGTTTGAATAGTTCTGAATCAATTCTCTTGGCGAATTCGGCAGCCTGTTGTTGATCACCCATAATAGGGCCGGCAAACGTGATATTTACATTCTGACCGCCACCACCGCCACCGCTTGATAATGTTTCAAATAGTCTTGATTGTTGCGCTCTGTTTAATACAATTTCACCTGAATTAGCTGCAATTAATACACGGTCACCAGAGAAGCTATTTCCTGGCACTACTCCCCCCATTGCAAACTTGGGGGCATTTCCAACAATCCCACCATTTTTAAATGCCTCTAACTCTCTTTCAAATCTCAATGACTCACGTAATCGTGCTAATTTACCTGCAGTTAATCCTGCCCCCTGTTTTCTTAACTCGGCCTCTTCTCTTAACAATGCGTCTCTAATGCCAAGTGCTGCTGTCTGAGAAATACCTTCTCCACGCTCACCTGCTCCTGGAAACGCCTCTTTAAATGCCTCTATTATTATTTTACCAGTTTCCGTAGATGAATCTATAGTCCCTCTTTCTGATAATCCCTCTGCCATTGCCTTGTTAAATCTCTGAACCTTTTCTAATCTCTGGTCTAACAATGAATTAGTTTTATTATTGCTCTGCTGCAATCTTTCAAGAACCTGTTTCATTCCTTCAGTTATAGTTAAGTTTTCCCCTTGTAAATTAAGAAAGTCTTTAAATCTGTCGGGTATTTGTCCATCTGCACCCATAGACTCCTTAAGATCTTCTAATAGTCCCAATTGCTCTTGGAATAAATCTTTATCTGCTGAAAGAGTGCCTAGTACACGCTTTGTGTTTTTGACCATTGTATTGAAGGCGTCTTGTGCGTATTGAGCAACCGTTTTTACAGGCCTAGCCCCAAATAAGTTACCTAAAAGTCCGCCCATTATCCCTGTAACCGCTCCGCCAAGGAAAGATGACATAGCAGGCACCATACCTGATACCCCAGCCTGTATTGCATTAGATATCGGACCACCAGACCCCATTTGAACTTTTATGACATCCTCAAATGATCCTGAAAACAATTTAGCTGATGACTCGCCAAAATCTCGCATTGAGTTAAGCGTCTCTTCATTTATTTCTTTGATATGTTTTGTTAATAATTTATCTTCTTCAATCTCTTTTTTTCTTGAAGCATCTTTGACTTTTGCTACTTCTTTAACATAATTTTCCTCGATTTTAATTCGTTTTTTTGAGGCGTCTTCTCTTATCTTTGTTAGTTTATCTGATGTAAGCTCAGTTCGATTGACTTCTTTTTCTGCAAAACCGCCCATAGATTTATTTGCCCTATTACCAAATGACAATATAGAATCCAAAATCCTGTCACTCAATTTATCCTGAGCTTTTTGTAGTTCATCCCATATTGCTGTGTATGTTTCAGCTCTAAAAGGTGCTGCCATTAGATTTGTAGCAATTGCCGAAAATATTTTTATTCTAGTCTCTAAGTCTAATAAAAATAGATCCATCTTTCGATTAAACTCAGGCAAATGGCTCGTATCTGTAATATCTCTTATAGCTGCTGCTAATCCCTTAGCACGAGGTAATAGTTTATTTCCTATGGCAACACTCAACTGAAATAGATTGTCTTGAATGTTTGATATAATCCCAAAGAACGCTTTATTCTGTCTCTCCATTAAATTGAAGAATTTACCACCCTCCCCCGACATACTCTTAAACGCGGCTTCTACTTCTTTAAACCCAATCAAACCCCTGGATGTCATAGCTGCTATTTCAGCCTTTGTTTTACCTAAGTTTTTAGCCAGTTCCGATAATAATGGAACACCGGCTACGGCAAAGTCTCTCAATTCCCGACCAGTTAACTTACCCTGGGCCTGAACCTGTCCATAGTTTAATGCCAGTCGTCTGAAGTCTATCCCAAGCCCTGCTGCCACATCCCCTAAGGCCTTCATTGTAGGTATTAACTTCTTTGCTTCAATTCCCATACCAAGCAATAGTTTAGCGTTATCGGTTAGCCCCTGGAGCTCAAATGGCGTTTTAGCTGCGAACTGTGCAAGATCCTTTAATAGCTTTTTTGCTTCTGTTGCCGATCCAAGCATTGTAGTAAATGCAATTTCCCATTGCTCTGTTTTTCCTGCGGCTCTTAGAAATATAGCGGCTGTTGCGCCGGCGGCAACACCAATGGCGGCAACACTCTTAGCCGCTTTTTTAGCGACACTAGTTAAGGATGCTATGCCACGATTAAGTTTTTTAAGACCAGTAGAAAACTTGTCTTTTAATCGGACTATTACATTAACATTTTCATTTCTTGCCATAATTACCTTCCACGGGTTTGTTCTTTATTTAATTTATCTTGAATTTTGTTTTCTTGATCGATCCCTTCACTTGCTACGATATGATTAAATGTAAAATCACTGATACTCAGTTTCAAAAGATCGCTTGGTAAACATGAATATCGTTTAGACAGCACATCATATATTACTGCCTGCGTCTTCGAAATAGACCGAACCGAGGTCCCTTTTTTTTTACAGAAAAACAGTGTTGAACAATAATGTCATACAAATCATTACCCACCATATAGTTTTCTATAACGTGCTTAATCAAGGGCTCGACATCATAATTGCCATCAATGCTAACAATCGCCTTATTAAACAGTCTAACCCAAACCTTCTGAACATCTTTTAATGTTGTCTGTTTCTCCTTTTGTTTCTTATAGAAAGCATTGGCTTCAATATCCCAATCACTTATCGGAACGCCTTGCTTATCCAGAAAGTCGTCCGGGGTAACCTTCCTTATTTCGTAGGCTACCCCATCCACGTCCACATTAATTACATCGAGTATTTTCTTTTCAGTATCAGAAAACATATATTCTTTTAATACCTAGTAGGCGGCAACATCATTGATGAGCGTTGCAGATATATCAGTATTGGTGGTCGTTGGATCTTCACCAGATCGTATCGCTGTTATCTCAGGCTCAACCATTAATGTGTCTGGCCCCCCAACTTCATGATCCCCGGCATTGTAAAACACCTTAGGCAAGACGACCTCTAATGTATTGTTCGCTTCTGCCGTAATGCTTGGCCCTTCTAAAAACAGCTTTATTGATGCCTGGCTGTTCGCTATAAATCGGTCATAAACTGCTGTGGTATCGGCTCTCATGGTTAGCTTTAGAGAAATATCTCTCATGCCAGGCGGTAATTGTTGAACGGTGTTTGTCCCAATACTTCTAACGTTGTTGTCGTTTGTTAGATTATTGTTAACGGTGAGTTCAAATCCTACAATCTCCTCATATGCTGTGGATGTAAGAGACGCAACCGTTTCAGCATATTGAAACTGCCCATCAGTAAATAAGAATGGTCTAGTAGCACTAAAACCGATTGCAGTATCTGCAATAGCTGTTGTTGTCGTCCCTGCTTTTCCTACGATATCATAACTGGCGGATATAGGACTCCCAATCTCTGCACTTATCGTCATTTGATTAATTCTGCAACCGGTATATCGTCTAGAAATGGTTGGCCCTTTTCTGACATCAATTGTCCACGATGTTGTGCTCCCTAGTAACAAATCATTATCAACTGTAATGCTGTGAGTGTATGCGGCGCTGGTAAGTGACGTTGTGTTTATAGATCCCCCCATCCCTGCGAGAAATAATTGGATCCCATCTACTGGGTGTAAATCCATTTCAATTGAGCCATCCACAACCTGATTCATTTGAAAACGACGATTATATGATCTAGTTGCGTTTATCCCCTCTGATTTTTGCTCATCGATCTTCTTTGTTAATGATATGCTTCTAAATTCGAAAGCTGCCGTTCCTGCTGCTGAGGTATTGGGCGTTCCAAATGTTGTCTCTGTTAATACTGTCGCTGCTGACCGATAGCCTTGTTCTGCGTTTGATCCGATTGGCATAATTAATCACCTTCCCTGATTCTTTTTTTAGGCTCTTTGTATGATTCCCAGACTCTGCCTCTTCCTATTTTCATTCTTAAAAATTGTTTGGCCATGTCTGCGGGTAATTCAATTATGTTTTGCTCTGGATTATCGCTCGGAAAAGTTCTATTCAAATAACATCTTTTGCTTGTTAGAATATATTTAAGTTTTATTTTATCATTCTTCTGCTTTTTTGGCTCTTGATTAATTTTTGTGATCGACTGTCGTTCTGCTTTTTTGTTCTCTGGCATAATTACTATCTCCTTTTGATCTGTAGTCAATCGAACAACCGTATATGACTACATCTTCACTACACAATAATTCTTTGGCCGCCTCAAAACTCTTTATGTCGGTAACTTCAAATTTTTTACTTTTTACGGCCCTTAACTCTTGCTCATTCAATGCCCTTCTGTAATTTAATATGTTTCCCAATGCATCCTCAAGATTCTCAACTCTTGGTATACCCAGTATCCCCTCATCGTTTGTATTGATTACCTTTTTGGCTCCAATTTGTCTTGTTATCCATTCGTATAGCCAACGGCAGGAAAACGATAGGTTATGACTAGTGCTGACGAGACGACCATGGGGGTTTATAACCCTCATTTGGTTTAAGTAGAAGTTTTTAACATGGTAATTGTCTGATGAGTAGAAGTTGCCACCAATCTTGAATGAGAAGTCAAACCCACATAATATATACTCGTCGTATTTAATAACTGAAGATGTATATACGATCATTGAGTTAGAGACATTTGACCCAGCTGGGATCGTATCTGGTATGCCAGATAATTTACAAAACTCCTTCTCAGACTCAATATTGTCTTTATTTACATAATAGGTCTTCGGGCCTTTCCAATTTGCCCCCCAATTAGGGTTTCCACAGATATTACTTACCATAATAATGTCCTTTGTGTATTTAAGCCAAGGCTCACAGTACAATTCAAAAGACACATTGGCATCAGCTGTAAACATGTAGTCAGGGATTATTCCATTGTCAATCAGTGTGCCAAATGTTTTATCTATACAAAGAACATCAATTTTATCCCGGTGTGATTTAATCGTTTCAAGTTGATCATCTAGTGAAGCACCCCCGGACACACAAACTGCGACTTTTCCCGTACCTTGGTACATAAGTTCCTTCATATGTACATTCATGAATTCCCTATTTATTTCTGTATTATATCTCCACTGAGGACCCCATGTATTGTACGCTCTCTTTGATTGTTCTAGTGATTCTTCTGCTGTTACTTGTGCCATTATATTTCTATTCCCCTTTTGTCTCTTACCATTTGGTCATATCCCCTGGCCAGTTCATCATGACAAGACTCACAGCTTCTTAATATATTTTGCATCAGTTTTATCGCGGATTTCTTGTGAAAATGATACTGCGTGTAATAGTAATTCAATTCATCAAATGCTTCCATAAGGTATTCAATTCTTTCTGAAACTAATACTTGGGTATCCCGAACCTGAAAATCTCGCATCCATATGTCATTGAAATCTATGGGCCTTTCCTCTACATCGATTTCCTCTTCATCTTTTTTATGTTTGTGTTTTGCCATGTTTAACATCTCCTTTTAACTTATTGCTGCCTTAAAAAATTCGCCTTCTAATTTTACTGCTGATAAATGCACCCCATCCCTGTTTTTGGCACCTTCTAAGTATGCGTCGGCAAACTGAGCACTTGTGAACAAACATGTATCCCACCCATCTGAGCCATCTACCTGTGTATTTGATCTAAATATAGTCTCGATGTTCCTTGCAAATGTTTGTACTTGTTTGTCAGATGCATCTGAACCATCTTGCTTATATACGAAGGCTGTAATGTTAATGCTTGTGGTTATGTCTCGTTTTATAGATACTGCTCCCCCACCTATTGATGTGGTTCCCAATTGTGAAAACTCTTCTTCTTTTCCAATGAGCTCAACATACGCACTTGGGTATTCACTTGCATATGTTGGTATCTTTGATGGGTCGCCTATTTTAATTCGATTGTGTATATTGTCTGATGCGATTGGATAATCAACACTCATCGAAGCTACTAGCGTAGAAACGGTGGATGTAGCACCTAAAACAGAATGTACATTTTCTAGTAGTGCTCTGTAGTCATATGCCATTATAAATCACCCACGTAATGCTTGCCAACCAATTTTTCTATTAAATTGTCTGCTTTCTTGGAGATCCATAAAAACTTTCGTTCAGGCACATTCCCTGTTCCATTATTATGAGCCCCGGCATATTCTAAGCGTGAACCTACCCTAGCGGTATTCTTTGTGTGCTTAAGTATTAATGATGCTCTAAGCAATCCAGTGTCTTGTAATATCTTGTGACCCCTAGACTTATTCTTACCAACACGCCTACGCTTAACTGTCTTGGGATCCAGTTGTTTCCATTTGCCATCTGGCCCCTCTTCTTGCTTGAAATGATTAAGAATGTCTTTGTGCATGATAATTGAGGTTAACCCCATTAGTCTATTTGTCGATCTGGCATTCTTAGTCATTCTATTAAGACGCTTTTTCAATTTTTTAAGATCTATTTTAATCTCTGTTTCAGTCTTCGCCATTCTAAAACCTGTCGGTCGCTATATCTGATAATCTATCTGGGTCAACTCTCCATGATGTTGATGTGTCTAATCCGAAGGCTAGCGTGTAATCTTCTGTGTTGCTAGTTATTACAGTTCTCGTGGATCGCTCTGATATTATATTCCCTGATGTATCAACGAGGTCTATATCTCCATCCTTGATTTCCTTAAGCATGTCCATTGCTTTATCGACAAGTTCTTCTTGCCACTCTGATGTATTATGGGAGTCTCTCATAAAAGAAGATCGATAAGCATATCCAGCACTTAAGTCTTCTGCTATAGTAATGATGTAGGGGGGGACAGTGGTAAATGGAAGTCCATAACGCCGAGCAATAGATGCATTAACAACGGACTCAGCTCTTGTGATATTGTCTGATAAGACGGTATCAAAAGTGGTGCTGGATTGTGGAAATCCAGGGAACCGTGCCTTCATGTTTGTCGTATTGGCGTATGACCCCATTTAGTCTACTTTTTCAATTGAATCTAGTCGTCGAGATACGTTCCTTGATGTTCTGGTGACTTTAAATGTTTTTATTATTGTCATTCCTTTATGATTCCGGATCTTCTCTGTTTCATAAGTAACTGATTTAACCGTATTATCAATTTTAGAGGGGTCTGGTCTTCCTGGTTGCCGTTTACTAGATACAATTACTTTTGACCCAACTGGCCCATCTACCACGTTATTTGGGTTTACTGATTCTGGTTCTTCATCCGATTCGTCATCCGGCTGGTTTTCCTTTAGAAGAGTGTAGAGCGTCTCATATGGTGCATCCACATCAAACTCAAGCCCCAAATTATCCAATTTATCAATCACATCTGCTTTTTTTATTCGTTTCATTATTTGCCTCCATTTTTAGGGGGGGGGGGAAGGTAAGATCAGTTCCTTCCCCCAAATCCTTTTAACTAGTTAACACCACGTACTAAATACGCTGCTGAAGTCGCTACAGGTTTTGTAACGAAGAATGAGTTAACTTCGACCCAATCCCCTTCACGTTCATCATTCCGGTATTTCTTTACGCTAAAAGGCATTTCTTTACGATCTTGCTTGAAGAACGTTTTAAGCGCTGATGCAGTTCTCAGGCTTGGAGTTGGACTATTGTAACCAATCCATGCGTCTGTATCCCATATATATGACATGGAATCTGCAGCACCCTCTCTTGCTGTATTATAGACAGCTTCCCCAACATGTAGTTTTGAAATTCCTAACGTGGCTTGAATAATATCCTTGCTTATTATTCCCCGCTCAGAATATTTGATCCTCTCTAAGATGTTAGGATGATTTTCAAGACCTTGCATGATTGGAAACCCAATTATCATGTCAGTTGGTTTCTTCCCTGAGTTTTGCAATATGACAGTGGTCGCTGTACTCACGTCTCCAATGGGATCTGACGTTGTCGTCAATGTTGTCCATTTGATTGTACTTGTTAAAGAATGTGAATTTCCTGCTGCTGTGGATGTAAGAACTGTCTGCATTGCCTGTAATTCTTTTTTTAACAATATCCGCTCAGTTAGATTCTCCATTGCATCCACATCCGGGGCAAGCGGTGAATCTGCATTTGATCTATCTCTGTCCGATACTAGATCACGCAATGAATGACGCTCTAGTTGATAAGTGGATGTAGATAGTGTGTATTCTGCTTCGTTTGCTGGGGCTTTGTTTGCTCTGATCGTTTCAGGGATTCTGAAATGATCACGTCCATAGACGTAATAAGCATCTGTTTCTTTTGCTACGGGAACTTGTGGTATTGCACTTGTTGCAATAAACGCACTAGACTCGTTTGCATATCTAACCGAAAGATTAGATAGTGGGGTGTCGATTTGATGAAGGCCTTGGCCTGATGCATATGGCATATTTTTTATCTCCTTTCGATTATGATGTCACTGTCGTAGTAATTGCTTGACTAAAACTTGGGTTAATAAATACTTGGCTTACGGTCCCTGTTCCTGCGCTGATACCTTGGATTTGACCAAGAATATATGCTGATCCTGATGTGAGATCTGAAACGGTTCTCGCTTGAACCCGTAATGTTCCCCAAGATGTTGTAGTGTCTGTATCAAAACTTACGTAATCACCGATTGCGGTTGCTGTGTTAGCTCCTGAAAACTTTACTTTGCTATATCCGAATGGTGATATTCTTACAGATCCACCACTGGCCGAAGCATACCCCCCAGCCTGAACTACCCCCGCGAACTTTGAATAATTTGTAGTTGTATTCATTAGTGCCACGGTGTTAGTTGCTGACCAATATGTAGCAAGATATTCAGCTGTTGAAGTAGCTACAGTTGTGGTTCCGGCTTTAACAGATATCTCTGCGTTCCATGAGTGTACTGATGACATTATTCGCCCTCCTGTGCTGTGTAAGCGGCTACTGCATCCTTAAGGCTTGGCGCATCTTTGATTGCAGTTGCTTTCGCTTTTTCTTTTTCCGATTCATTTTTTGGTGAAACAGCGGATGTGTTTTCTTTGACATCTACTGCATATTGACTTAGCTCAAAAAATTCTGTTACGACATCAATTGGATTGTCTTCTTTTGAGTATTGCTTTATTTGATCTTGCTGTGCGTAAAGAGCCGTGGCAAGTTCCTTTTGTGCTGGTAAAATCTTGTTGTTTTCAATTAAAGAATCAACTTTTGATTCTATTTCTTTTTCCCTTGATGCTTGCTTTAGAGCCGAGAAATCTTTTTCAACGGTTTCTTTCGCTTCTTTTTCATCAGAGAATTTCTTTTCAGCGGTTTCTTTTTCACTGGTTAACTGTGCGTTTTTATTAGTTAATTCAGCAATTTTGGATTGTAGCTCTTCTTTTTCCATAGTCTCATCCTCCTCAAGATTGTTTTTCCCGATACTATATTCAACTTCTCTTATTTCTGCGGTCTCTTGTGTTGGACAATGCTTTGATGTGTATAGGCTCAGGATGTCGTCGAGTGTACCCACTGCTGGGGTGTCGGCGCCTAAGATTGCTATGGATTTTAACGATTTAGGGAATATTTTACCATCTTGTCCTTTTAAATTGAAGTATATCTCAGAAGATATCCTTTTGAATGCCTTGTTTTGAATAAGCTGGTATATCTTTTCTGGGATATCTACAATGTCTGCAATAAGTTTTTCACCTACGACATAGACACGCTCTAGCCACCCGGCTGCGGGAAGCCCGTCATTAGCTAAAAGTGCCTGTTTTGAATTGTGCCCAAGTTTAACGTATGGCTGTAGTCGTTGTTTTAATGGCTCAAAGTTCTTCTCAATCTCTTTAAGATCATCTAGTGTGTATTTGTCACCGTTGTGGGTGCCTACTGCGAAAATCTCAACACCATCAAGGGTTCTTAAATCTGCGAAGTCTTTTGATTCTGCCTCGTCCTCTGCAGCCAACTTTAACTGCTCTCGCATGCTGGACTCTAGCTCACCTAGTAAAACAGCAATTTCTTGGATGATCTCTTTTCCACTATCATCTTTATGTGTGATCTCTCCTGTCTCATCTGCCCTGTATACCCATTCTGATGCTGATTCTAGAGTCCATTGGTCTTTTGTGAATAGATAGGACTGTATAGCAGTGTTCCTATCCCCCTTCATGAATCCGGCCACAGCTGAAATCCCCTGCATCATATCAATATCCATTAACTTTAATGAGTTTTCCTCAAACTCGTCTACATCTTTTTTCTTCACTCTTATGAATTTATCGATTATATCTGTGTCACAGTAATTAAAATCTTTTATTTCCATGTTTTATGTCTCCTTATTATAATAATTCTCGCCACTGTATACTGGCCTCAACATCTGCATTCGTAGATCCACCGACGGGCTTTACACATAGGACCATTTCATCAACAGTCCCGGCTATATTCGCCCCCTGCCTTATTGTTAGGCGATACCATTACTTAATCACCATCTGGTATAAGGTCACACCAAAGCTGAAAAGTACGCCACACATCACAAGCCCACCGTGGAACATGTAGACATACTTTTCAAATTTGTATTGACGCTTTTGTATGTGGGTTACCTTTTTGTATAAACCATCCGGCCCACCATCCACACCGTTCAATCCCTGCTCTATTAGCATCAGTTTTGTGTATATTTTATCTAATTTACTTCCTTCATCTTCGGTCATTGTTTGTTTGCATCTTTCTCTTTTTTATCTGGTTTAATTTCGT